CCACTGCAGTACCATCAGCTCCAAATGTTCCATTATAAGTAAAAGAATCAATTGTTGCATCATTCGCACTATTACGTATATCAATAATAGTCGTGAATGTGGTATTGGGAATATCTAGCAAAGTAATAGAGCCTCCAATAGTTGCCGTATTTGGCGTTGGTGTTAATATATGTACAACACCATCAGATGGAGCTCTAATACTAAAATCAGATAAGATTTTATAAGCGGAGGGAATAGTAGAAAATGCTGCATTTCTCGGCCCATACCCAACTCCAGTAGGAGCTATCACCGCAGTCGGTGGCTGCACTCCTGGATATGTAGGTATTGGATCATTTGTTGGTTGAGGATCATAATCTGTTTCTGGCAATTCGTGTATTCTTAATCTCACATCACTGTGGAACAAAGAACCTTCTGGACATGCCACTTCATAATCTTCCAGCATAGATGCAAAAACTGCTACTTCTACATCACTAGAATTCACTCCTGGTGACGTTAACCCGTTTACAACATAAACAGATAACGTACCATTACAGAAATCGTCCTTTTCTGTAAAAGCCGAAGTTGAAAACTTCGGCAAACGCAAACCACCTGCTCGAAGGTAAGAATAATTACTACCCCAGCCTACATCCATAGTGACTCCCCCACCACCACCAATGTCAACAATGGTTGTATAGTTGGTGTTATAAATATCTCCTGCAGAATCAGGGGAAAAGTCTGGATCCCAGACTAATTTTAACCTACCCCTATGGTATGCAGATGCGATCACATTAAATCTAAATCGCATGGAACCTCGCCAATAACGAAACGGCAAGGTTGTAAAAGCAGAAGGTGTCAGCTGAAATATATTTCCACCTTCTAAAGTATTTCCCTGAATCGGATTAACTCGAATAGAGAAAAGATGGGTATTGGGACCGTCAATAGTTTCACTCCATGGAAATTTGGTTATATAGCTTTCCTTCATTGCTATGGGAGTTAACACCATCTCATCTTTAGGTTCGAGACCAACAACGCGAGGATCAATAGTTACTTCTTTCTTTGCATCTAAAGCCAAAGAAGCTACATTATCTGGCACGTTGGTTACAGCTAAATTAGCTACAGGCCGATTCCGGAAATTTGAAGATTCCCTTATTTCTCTTGGTCTAGAAAAACCAAACATAGCGGCAACATCACCTATGGCTGTAGATACCATTTCTGTTGCTCGCATGTAAGGACCAATAATTGGGAAATTCTTCATATATCCACTTGCCCAAGCAACACTATGGGCAATGAATGATGGTTTCAAATACTCTTCACTCTGGTTCTCCACGGGTTCATTAATCGTTGGAGTAGATAGTTGAACGTTAAAAGCACTAACAAACACGCTCATATTGATGGGTTCAGTTCCATCATTAGCATGTTCCAGAGCAGAAATAGTATGAAAACTCAGCAATCCCATCTCTGACCATTCCTTGTCAGGGACATTCATCGCATCTTTTGGAAAGAAATATGGCACACACAATTCACCAGCAGTACTAGTACATGGATCAATATAGATATGTGGACATTGTGAGGCTTGAATAAG